ATTTAGATTGCGTCATGTCTGTGTCGCGAATAAATATTCGATTCCTGGTGGAGTATGCGCCGCTGTATTGATATTCGTCCCATATACCATCTGTTAGCGTTACAATATCTCTAAAGAAGGGTTGGTCACGATAATCTTTCCAAACGCCACCATACAATTGTTTGAATGTTAGTTCCTTAGCTTCTTGAGGTGTTACATCTAATAGTTCACTTAGTGTTTCGTATGTATTTTTATCGCCGAAATTAAAATCAATCATATCACCTAGGATACGTGGGTGATATCCCTGGATATCAAATTCAATAAATTTATCGTTTGTAGGTCTGTAGCATGCTCGCTCGCCATTATTTTTATCCAGAGCAGCAAAGTTAATGCTGTTATATGTATTTGATGGTCTACCTGTTAATGTGTACAGATTATATTGGCTGTATATTCTACCTTTGCTAAGGTTGAGCTGTGGATATGATAAATTTTCACCGTAAGCATCAATAAAGCATTGTTTATCTACCTTAATACCATTTGACTCTATAGCGTGAAATACGCGCGTTAAAGGGCCATTATTAAACGCATAAACAACGTTATCTGAGCGGTATTTCTGTATTATAGGAAGTACTATGTCAAACATATTCTCGCATTCTTCATAGTGTTTACTAATTGGAATTAGTTTATTTGTTATTGGGTTTGCTGTATGTTGTCTGTAGTAGAATGTATGACATGGTGTAAATACTCCTGTTAGATCTGGGTGTTCAATGAAATTGATGTCATATAGTTTATCTGAGTAGTCGAAGTGATATAGTGCTTCTTTTTTATTTAATACAAATAAGCGATCAGTATTACCTAATAACCAAATAATCGTTTCGTGGTATGGTAATGCAAATGATTCGTTATGGTCTAAACATAGCATATACCCTTTATGTTGTGTAATATCACGAACATAAATTAAACTTAATGGGCTTAATTTAGGATGATAGTTGTCGTTTTGTTGAATGAAGTGAACGAAGCAATCATTAAATGAGGGGAGTTGATCTAATTGATCTTGTCTTTCTATTATATAGAACATATTTCATAACCTTTGAATTGAAGATAATAAGAGAACTTTGCTAAGACAAACTTTAACAAGTACTTCCTTGATTATTAACATCAAGAAGATCAAAAGTAACCCAATCTAAAAGCCCAGGAATATTTTTATCAGCCTCTGTTAAAGGTTGGTTTTTTCCTTTATAAATTCCAACATATGTTGTTACATATAAAGGATCTGATTGGAGTGTTGAGTAAGTACTTTCTTCTATTTCTTTAATAACACCGGTAGTTATTTTTTTACAATAAAAAGATGGAGGGAGAGTATCAGCTGCGTCTAAAATCTGTAATATATCTATACTTGGGGGAGGTATAGATTTAATATTATTTTTAGGAATATTTACTCCTGATATTTTTCCATAAGCATATGTAGCTGCTTTTGTTAATAAACTATTAAAATTAAAAGAACTATTATCCTTAGGAATAGGTATTAGTTCAGGAGCATTAGAATCAAATTCTTTTCCTACAAATAATTTTCCATTTATTTCATAGTAATATCCTTGGTATTCTCTATATGTGGATTCAACCATATACTCATTACCAATAGTATATTTGTATTGTATTTGATTTGTTGGTATTCTTATTGCCATTGTCTTTAAATATTTTTATACAGGCCAAATTTCTGTTCTTTTTGGAGCATATGTGAAATGCCAATCTTCTTTGCATGCTCTTCCTTCAAACCATGACCATCCATATTTTACACCATTGTTTCTAATAAATTTTTTCCATGCTGCTCCACCAACATCCATTGCAATTCCCCATCCATGATTAGAAGTTCCAGGGAAGGCAGCTGCGGTTTTACCTCCTGTTCCTATTTTTTTACGTTTTGCTTTTTTATTTCCTGTTGTATCATCTCGAGATCCTCCTGTTTTAACATAAAGATCCCAATCAAATATTCTATTTTGGACTGCATACGTACGATAACTATCTGATACTACTACTTTTATTCCTTCTTTTTGAGCATCTGCCGCCATTCTTTTAAAAGCTTCTGCTGCTTCTGGTACCATTCGTACTTCACCATAACCATATTTTCCACAGTTTACTAAAGCAGAATCAGGCAAAGCGCCGTTTGCTCCTGATGGGCGAACAGGGTCTAATGGTGCTCCTCCTTCTCTTTTAGAAACTACTATTTTCTTTTCAGTAGTAGCTCTAACATTAATAGTGATATTACTATAATCAAAAGTTGAAATTTCAGCTTGAGGAGAATCTAATATAATCGTTTGAGCATCTATTTTTGTAACCCAATCCCCACTCCCGACAGAATGGCCTAATCCTGTTATTGTATATCCTACATTAGGACCAACTCCACCTTGTCCACTACCTTTATATCCTTTAGGTAAAATGTCAGTATTAATTTTAAATAAATTTCCTATAATTAAACCACCAATTCCATCCATTTCAACAGACAATACTGTTGGTAATATAGCTTTATTGTTGGTTTTTGATGCTATAAGAGATTTTAAATCATTAATAAGATCTCTTAATGCATTTTGGTAACTTCCTGCTTGATCCGCATCAAAATCAGCATCAGAAATAAAATCAGGTGTTAGTTCTCCAAAAAATTTATATATTGTTTCTATATTAGAAATTATAGCATCTACTTTTTCTTTAGCATTATTAGGAGCTATATCACTAACAGGAGCTGTTTTTACTGGTATTATTCTGTCTCTTATGCTTCTATTAAAAGCAACAAAAGTAGAAGTATCAACACCTAATGCTCCTCCTTCAACTTGAGCACCAATGGCTACTATACTTGATTGTTCTGGGAATATTTTTGATTCTAATTTATAAGAACGAACAACAGAATTTAAATTATGTAGTTGTAATTCAAATGCATTTTTATATATAGTTTCAGGAGATTCTTTACTAACAAAGTTAACATCTATTATCTGAGCATTACTTTTATTGTCTACAATAAGATCAAAGTTATTTACGTTTCCTATAGATGGAGATACTTTAGCTAAAATATTTTTAATAAAATCATATAGTGCTATTTCATTTTTTTCTTTTTTATCTTGAGATTCAACGTTTGCATCTATAGACAAATCATATAGCATTTTTACATTAAGATATATATTACCTATTATACCTAGTTCTGTATTATAATCATCATTTACATAATAAGGTAAAGATATGTTTTTAAGAAAAGCACTACCTTTTTTAGCAGCTTCAGCTAAGTCTTTAAGTTCTTCTTGTTTTTCTACTATTTTTTCTTGTTCTTCTTTTACTGGGTCACTGTCTGCTGTATTTTGGGCTTTACTTGCATCTCCTCCTTGTGGCGTTATGACTGATTTTGCTAAAGTATCATCAAGATTCATAGCATTATCATCTTCCATAAGTTGATAAAAGGTTTTTGGATCAAACCCGTTAATAGCATCACTTATACTTTGACCTACTTTTTTATTGCTTACAGTTAACCCATATTTTGCAATATCAGTAGGAGCAGGACGTTTTACTTTATATTTCCCTTCTTCAGATAATTTGTATTTTTCCTGGTATATCCTGGTTAGTTCTTTAACGTTCTCATCTATTTGTCCAGGTGCATATCTTGATCCGGAAGGTCCTTGAATATAATTCTGAATATTCTCTGCTAGTATTTTTTTATTTTTTATATCAGTAGTAGATGCTGCTATTGCTATATAAGCATCCATTACCCCATCTGGGTTTGCCAAATTGTGATTAAAGGTAATAACTGGAGCTCCGGGGTTTGGGGTTGGCATAATTTAGTTTATTTTAATAAGTTACCTACAGATTGAAGAGCACTCCAATGGTCTGTTCTATTGGGAGTAGATGTTGTTCCTTTTACTACGCCTTTTCCTGTTTCAGATGAAGGACCTACTATTATATTACTTGCTGGTACTCCATTAGCTACCGCGCCTGATACTCTTGAATTTCCTTTTTTAGCCCACGGTTCAACAGCATAAAGTTTATTTTTATCTACTCCTTTTACATTTGATATAGCTGATATCTTATTGCATCCGGCACTGAATGTTACTACATATGCTCCTAAATTTTGTTCAACAAAATCAGTAATTGTTTTAGTAGCAGTATTATATCTAAATCCTTTAACTGTTTTATTTGCTCCAAATCCTTTTTTAAATCGTTCAACTTGTTGAGATAGATCCAAATCACCAGATCTATAATCTAATCCTGCTACTAATATAGCATCTACTTTTGTTTGACTAGTGTTAGTATTAGTATTGGTATTAGTGTTAGTATTGGTATTGGTATTGGTATTGGTATTAGTGTTAGTATTGGTAGTCGTAGTCGTAGTCGTAGTCGTAGTCGTATTGGTATTAGTGTTAGTATTGGTAGTCGTAGTCGTAGAGTTACTTGAGCCGGTAGGATTAGTTCCAACTAAATTAACCTTAAGTCCTTCTGCCCATAACATGTTTTTTATAAGACAAACTCTTGGGTCTACAGATGTTTGAAGAGGGTGAGCTAAAGATAGTAAATAACCATCTCCACTAGTATTACTAGCGCTTCCTGTGTAATTAAGATCTCGTACAGATATATTTGTAAAGGGTTTTTGAGATTCATTATCCTTTAATAAAACATAATTATTAAGAAGATTACATAATGATTCAAGAGAAATATAAAGTTGTTCATCACTCTCTCCTATTTTTTTATCATCTTTAACATCCTCTCCATTTATGTTAATCGTTATACGAAATAAATCATATTGAGATCCATGTTTAGTGTCTGTTAAAATTAAACTTTTTCCTTCATCTTGAGTACCAGAGGCTTGTTTTATTCCTATAGTATATAATTCGTAAAATAAACCAGCTAATATATTTTGATTATATGCTTCTTTAAGAGTATCTTCATCAAAATCGCTAACACTAACTGCTACATCAGATTTAATATTAGGAAGAAGATATCCATACTCTTTAATTGTAGGAATAGCAGAAGAAGGAATATAGTTTGTTTTTAAAGATTCAACTACTTCTCCTAAAGATATTATAGTAGTACTACAATCATATCCACCATCCATTCTAGCATTCCAACTATAGTTCTTAACATAACCAAACATGGCTTCATAATTGCCATTTTTAGCCATTTTATCATCTAGTTCTTTCCATATAGTTTCTTTACTTTTTTTAGTAGTAATTATATCATAAAACTCTACTGTTGTTTTAAATTTATTATTTTCATCAAAGTATGGTGACCATCCCCATTCTACTAATACTGTATAGCCTGGGCGCATATAAAGTAATTCTAAATCTTCTAGCTGTTTAATATCCCAACATTGAAAGTTTACTACTACTTCTCTTAATGAGCCATAAGCACTTTTAGATTTAACATCTATATTAGTAATGCCGGGAGGTGGTCTAAGGCCAAGTCTATATTCATTTCCTTCTGCTGATTTTCTGCTATATGCATTTTCAAATCCATCTCCCACTCCGGACTTTAAAGTTCCATTTTCGTTTAATGTTCCTCCTTGTAATATGTATTTTTTAGCTAATGAATTATCATAGCTAGCAGGATCTTTTAATTGATCCATTGTTGGATTAACAATAGTAGATTTAAGAACATCAACAGCAGATGACATCCTTATCCAGGAGTTACGAGAATTAAGATATTGAAGTCCCTCAGTAGTGCGAGTCGTCATTATTTCTTGACGTTTCTTTAACTGAGCTTTAACGCTATCTTTAAAGGGTTGGTTAAATATTGACATAACATTATCTTGCTTTATTAAATTGTTCTAATTGAGTTAGTATAGCACTTATATCTTGTGGTATTCTTAATTGAATACCAGGAGTTGGAAATAATAATCCTTTATTGATATTATTATTAGCAGCTGCTATAATCCACCATAACTCTGAATCACGGTAATAAGTATAGGCTAGATAATCAAGTCTGTCTCCTACTGTTGTAACAACATAAATGTCATTTTCAGATAGAGGTATATTAGGGTAAAATTTACCTCTAAAATAAGGAACGTTTTGAGACGTTTTTAATATTGTTTTATTGTCGTATCTAGCCATTATTCTATATATTGTAAAGTAGCAGCATCTTTTCCTGTATTATTTTGAGCAATATTAGATATTTGGTCTGACTTTTGGGCTAATCTATTAGCTCCTTTAGATTCAGAGCCAATAGGAGTAAAGCTTAATGTTACCTCTACTATGTGAGGTAATATTAATAACTTAGCTCCGCCTTCTGGTTCATCAATTGCTATTTCCCAGGGTGAATCTTGTGGAACTTTAAGTTGCACTGAAGTTAATACTCCTAATTGGCTATCAATCCAGTTTCCTACAGTTAATCTAGTAAGAGGACCTCTCATTAAATTGTTACTGTAATCAGGCATTGCATTACTCATTAAGAAATTCAATTTTTGGTATATATACCTAGATTCATCTTCAGATAAAGCTGCTACTTTAAATGATACGCTAATTTTTCTAGAAAACCCATCATATATATAGAAAGGTTCTCCTCTTCCTGCATATTTTACTGGGTTCCAAGTTGCGTCTGTGTTATCTGATAAATCTGTTAAGTATGCTCTAAACACCATCCATTTTCCACTGTCTGGTCCGTCTGTGTTTACAGCTTGAATTCTAAATTTAACTAGATCTCTTATATTTTTATTTCCTGCTGTGTCACTACTATAGTACTTATTACCATCGAACAGAGGTGTTAAATTAATTTCATCCTTTCTTCCACTTCCAATTCTTACTTCGCGAGAAGCAGCATTCCAACTGTTAAATTTTACTACTACTGCTTTGTCTCCTTGTATTCCATTCTGATATGTGATATAATTATCTCCATTAAAATTTCTAGGAACAGTATCTGTATTAAATGCGGTTGAAGCAACATCTCTAAAAGTTAATCCACCGCCAGAAGATAATTGGTTATTAAGTCTATTTTGGGCTAATAACGAATCCGATTTTACTGTATTAAATAAGTTAGTATTTGCAGTTGAACCATATAATGATTTACCTTCTACAGTATTATTTACAGCAGCTACTAGTTCACTATATTTTCTTAATGCAGGTTGAATATCCTCGTAAGGAACAGCTGTTCTATCATATATGCTAGCTCCTGTTCCACTTTCTTGATCAACTGTTGATAATTTTAATTCGCTGTCTAGTTTAGATAATCCTAATAATCTACCAGGGAATTGTTGATCTGTTTGATTTTCAGAAACAACTGATCCAAAATCGTTTTGGTTTAATAAATTTACATTTCGTCCATAAGCTTTATCTAAATCTTCTTTTAATTCTTCAGGAGTTCTCCATGTTCTTGATGTTCTATCTCCTTTTATATCATTAGCATTTTTTATTTTAACAGTATTAACAGAGGTTACTGTTACATTAGGAGAAGTCCCGGCTGAAGGAATACTAGGGTTTGCAGCAGTTAGTTGGGGTTGTGTTGCTCTTTTTCTTGCATTTGATATTCGAGTATTTATAGTAGAATTAAAGTCTTTTATCTTATCAGTATAAGCTTCAACTCCTTCTAATTCAAATTTATCGTTTACATCAAATATGCTAAAAAGTTTAAGATAATTTACAAAATTAGCATATCTACCTCCATTAAGTGTTAATAATACCTGAGAGGGGTAGGAATTGCTTGTTTTGGCTTTACTAAAGTCTAAAGATCTATTTATATTATCCCAATTATTAGTAATAGCATCATATGATTTTTTTATAATAGTATTACCAATACCATAAACAGAACTAGGACCACTAATATATTGAGTTAATTCAGGATTTGTTTCAAATTTTAACTGTTCTCTAAATCCTCCTAAATAGAATTGATTAGCATATTTAATTAATCTATTGCTATTATTAACAAAATTATTTGTTTTGACTACATTAAGATACAATTTATCTTGATCCTCTGTTGGGAGTAAACCATGTCTTAATAGATGTCCTCCAAAAGCATTGAGTGGAACCTGTGCTAACGTATTAAGTCCTAAATTATATATTCGAGTAGGACCAACAGCATTTTCTATTCTATTTGCTGTATTAGATACAAAAGCACCAATATTAGTTCCAACATTGGTGAAAAAATTACCTACATTTCTTGCTACTCCTTGTCCTTTAATAGGTCTACCAGCACCAGTACGATCTGTTCTTAAAGTATCTATATGTTCTAACTCAGGGTTAGATAGTTGTAAACCTACTTGTTTAACTAAAAACAGTGGTCCTTTTGGAAAATCTGCAAAGAATTTACCTATACGAAGAGTATCAACAACTGAAGCGTTAAGAGCACCTACTATACCTCCTCTTACTAAGCCATCATCAAAATTAGTTAAGCGAAATTGATTAAATCCGCTGTCAACTTTATTGATGTCGACTTTAATATAAGGTTCTCTGCTATTACCGCCTCCTGGAGTGTCTTGTCCGTACTTAAGTGATTTTAAGTCTGTTTTTAAGTCTAATAGAGGCATTATGTTATATTAATATCTACCTGGTTGAGGACCTAAGTCTCTGTATTTGCGACCAGGAGCTGATTTATAGATTTGAGATACCACACTTCCTTCAAACCCTGCTTGAGTATTGTTAGGTGCGTTACGATCTAATTCATCTAAAATAGCTGGCGCTTTTACAGCAGTTACACCACCCAATGCTGTTCTATTGTAATCTACAATACGAACATTAGGATCACCATCCACTGAGTAAGTATATTGTAAACTACTTAATTCAGGGGCTAACTCACCCGTAGCGTCTGGGTAACCCCATGCTGGTGAATTTGGATTTGCTGTTAATCTATTACCTACTAAACTTAATGTGCTCTGTGGTAATTGGTCAAGTACTGATGCCATTGTTTGTTATTTTATTGTGTCAATAAATATTGTATTTTTATGCTAGTTTGTATGAGCCTTTCTTTGAAGCAGAATCCATTACTTTAACACTGTCTATATATACATCATTATTTTTAGTATATAATTTATTTACAGCGTCACGTACTTCATTGATAGCAGCTACCATTGGTGCATTATCTGCTCCTCCCTCACCTCCTATAGTACTTCCTATTGCTTTAATTGGTGCTGTAATGAAATCAGTTATACCTTTTACTGCTGACCCTATTGACATTTGTGTTGAGAAATCGCTTAATGCTTCTAATTTTGAAGTATCAATAGCAGATAAAGCAGTTGCTACTTGTGTTAATCCTAATGCTACTCCTTGTAGACCCATTGCTGCTTTTTGTAAACCATCACCTGATGCTGCTAATTTTTCTATTTTCTTTACTGGGTCTCCTCCTAGGAATGAACCAATGGCGCTAATAACACCTCCTGCTCCAAGAGCCATCAATCCTGCTCCTACTCCTATCAATGCTGGGCCTATTGCTAGTAGTTTAGATACGTCTACATTTTGTAATGAACCAAATATAGTTCCTATACCTTCTGCTCCTGCTTTGATGACAGTTGCTAATCCACCAAATACTGCTGTTATTACTTTACCAAAAGCTTCAACAATAGGAACAAAAGTCCATAATGCTAATCCTAAACCAGCTAATAATAACTCAGCTATGAATATTTCAGGTGCCGCTTTAGCCATTGCTTGACCCATAGCTGCTAATCCTTTTCCTATGCCTGTTAAAGCTCCTTGAATTAATTTACCATTTACTAATTGTAGTAATATTAATGCTGGTATTGCTGGGGTTAATAAAACTAATGCCAATGCAGATAAAGCCAATTTACCTATATCTGCTGGAGATACTTTAGAAAAAGATTGAATACCTTTTGATATTCCAGTTAGTGTATCTTTAATACCTTGTCCTGCTTTTGCTCCTCCTGTTCCTGCTTTTTCACCGGCCCCTGCTGCTTTTTTAGCAGTATCTTCTGCTCCACCACCAAATACTTCTGCTCTACCTTCCTTGCTAAATAATTTTTTAGCATTAAGAGCAGAATCTTTAATATCATTTGCTATTCCTTTAAATCCTTTTGCCATTGCTGGCAATTGTTTTAATGCTATTAGACCTAATACTCCATATAATACAAATGTATTGTCTACTAGAAAAGATATAAGCTGAATAGCAGGTGCAAGTAAAGTACCTATAGATCCTATTATATCTTTTAATTTTTCAACTACAGCAGCAAATCTATCTTCTATTGTTTGTCTTTTTTGCGCTTCAAGAGCTTCTTCTTTAGTTATTTCTGCTAGTGATTTTCCACTTTCTTGAGCTAATTTTTGTTTTGAAAGTTGATCAGATAAGGCATCTGCGCTTAATCCTAAAGCTTCAGCATATGCTTTTTGAGCTAAAACGTTCATGCCTTGGAACTTTTCAAGTGTCATTCCTTGATTAGCAAGTTCCTTCATCAATGTTACTTGATCACCTTGTAAAGCGGCTGCTCTAGCTCGTTCAAGATTAAGTTGTTGACCAGTAAGTAATTCTGCTTTTAATTCATTCTCAATTGATGATTCAAAATTAAGAAGAGCTTCACCTTGATTTTTAGTTTGTTCAAGTGTTGTACCTAATGCTTTAGCTTGTACTATTGCTTTAGTTATTTCTGCTGGGTTATTTCTAAAGTTTGCTGCTAATTGGCCTGATACTTTAGCTGCTTCAGCCATTACTGCTTTAAAATTAACTCCTACTCTAAGTGTATTTCTAGAAGCAACAAATGCTCCCACCATCTCATCATTAACCTTTTCTGATGATTTTCCTGATAAGACAGAAAACTTATATATTCCTGCTGCTTCTTCTCCTGTTAAACCAAATTGCTTGGTTAACATTATCTGAGTTTTTAGGGTTTCAGCAGAGTATTCTGATACAAGTCCTGTAGCTTCACTAAGCTCGTTTGTAGCTTCAGCAAGACTTTTCATCGTGACATTAGTAGATCGCGACGTTAAGCTAATAGCTTGAAAATTTCTTGCTACATCGTTTGCTCTACCAGCACTGTATCCAAGAGTTTTACTTGTATTTACAGATATCTTATCAAAATTATTAGCTCCAGCAACAATAGCTTTTAATATGCCTATTACTGAGAATAAATCAGTAAGCGGCTTAACCATATCTGTGAATAGGGTCTTAGCGTTTTCTGTTAAACTATTTTGTTTTTTCTTTTCCTCAGTTATTTTTTTCTCTTCTTCAGCTACTTGTGCTAATGATCTTAATTGATCTTCAATTCCTTGTTGTACTTTTAATTGAGCATTTACTTGCTTAAGAATAGTTTCATACTTGGCTTCTTCAGAGGCATTTCCTTTTTTTATGGCCTCAGCATATTGTTCTTCTGCTATCTTCTTTTTAATGATAAGAGTTTCATTCTTATCAATTAAGTCATTCATTTGCTTAGAAATAGAAGCAGCATCCTTTAAAGGATCTGCCATTTTTCTAGCTTCATTTACAGCATCTTGTAATTTTCCTGCTAAATTAATGCCTAGTACTCCCCCAAGATCCACTATTCGGTCACTAATCTTACCTAGTTCCTCACTAAATTTATCAATCTTTTCTTGAGATTGTTTTGATAATTCATCCGCCATAATACAGTATTATACGTATAAATATTAAAAGCGCCTATTTTTTAGGCGCCTTTGATGTATAATTAGGTTTTGGTGCTATGCTGGGGCGAGCTATTTCGCTCTTTCCTTTATTTTTTAGCATATTATTTTGTTTATCTTGCTCTTCTGCTTCTTTATCATAGTGTTCTTTAATCATAAAGAATGTAGTTCGACGCAACCATAACGGCATACTATATACTGTCTCCCAGTCATATCCACCTTTACCATAAAATATTATTTCATGTATTTGTTTGAATAGATGTAATCTATACTCCGGCGTCAGGCCAAAAAAAGCTAATAGAAATTGGAATTGCTATACCCTCCCCTGTATAACTTTCATCTTCCGGCATAAATTTCATTTCAATATCTGGCTGGATCTTATTATAATATTCACGTAATGATCTAGCATCAGGAGCTAATAAGAAATTATCTACAAAATTACGGATTTCTTTTTGCTCACGATTACCATTAATTGATGTGATAATGTGTTTTAAACGAGTAGTAACGTCTGGGGATAAATTGGGATTGATTTTTTTTAGCCCTTTGATTTCATCTTCAATTTTCTTTTCATCACCGTGTGTTAATAATTTAAATGTAATGACATTGCCGGATTTAGGAAGATCAAATGTAAATTCATTTGTGCCAGATTTAAATAAAGATTCATCTATTTGTTTTTCATTTAATGTAGATAAATCAACAGTTGCTTCAACTTCTTGTCCATTAGAATTAGTATATTTAAACTGGTATTCAGCTCCATATCCTAAAATACGAGCAGCGATTAGGATTGCATTTTTATCTCCAACCAACAATTCATCATATGTAATTGGGGTAACAATTAATGATTGAAGTAATTTATCAATTACTGTACCATTTTTAATAAAATTACTATTAGTAAGGATATCTTCTTCCTTAGCTGTCATATACTTCATTTCGATTTCACCTTTAGCAAGTGGTGAATCTTTTGGATACAACAAACCTTTTGAAGGTAATGTAACCATTTCTGTCGGTAACTTTAATTCTGCCATAAACGTTTTTTATTTTATTTTGTTCGTATATAAATATATGCAAAAAAAAAGCACTTGCCAAAAAGACAAATGCTTTAAAAAAATATGAAAAATAATTAGAAGTTCAATACACAGTAATCCATAGCAATTGTTACACTAAGTGTAATTGCTGCGTCTCCTGTAGCCCAATCATAATCTCCAAAAGTAGCAGTTTTACAATAAGCTCCTTTAATAATCCACTCACCAACAATATCACCAACTGGACCTAAGATATTCATTGTAATATCTTTTTTGTAAAAATCAGAATAACCATCACGGCCTGTTACTGATTCGTGTGCTAAACGAGCCCATTCCATTACTGATTGTGCACCAGAAGGAGTAATTGGATCGTATAATTCTAAAGTCATGTCATTCCATTCAACTTTACCTTTTACTTTACGGTAAACGTTGATATGTTCTAATTTAATCATTCCAGCTTCAAATCCGGGAGCGGATGCTTTCTTAATTAGGTAAGCTGGGATACCATCTATATACATGATAAAGCGATTGGCCACTTTGGGTTCATACGCTGTAAACATTATTTCATTTGGATCTAATACTGCCATTTTATGTTGTATTTTATTTTGTTATCAATAAATATATGGAACTACATCCCCTTATGCAGGGAATGTAGCGCCGGTAGGAAGAACGTTAAAGTTAAGAATAATAAATTCAGCAGTTTTAGTTGGTTGAATATAGATTTGACCTACTAATTGATTACGATCTACTACATCAGGTGTATTGTTAGTATCGTCCATTACAACTTTGTAAGCATACAAACCTTGACGTTGTACTACTGATGATAAGTATGGGTTAACTTGAGATAAGAAACGGTTACGTGTTACAGTTGTATTTTGTTCAAATACTAATGTACGAGCAACATTTCCAATATATCCTTTAAGTGCAATCAACAAACGACGAACATTTACTCTATCAAGAGCTGTTGGTTTACGTTGTAATGTTTTCTGACCCCAAACACATACTCCAGTTCCTGGGAATGTAGCTAATGGGTTAACGTTTGCTGTGTATAATGTATCACGATCTGTTTGTGATAAGCGGAATTGAGTTCTTACTACTGAAGGAATACCACCACGATTTAAACCTGCTGGTGCAAACCATTCAGCGCCTACTTGGTCGTTGAATGCTAATACACCACCGATTACTGTTGATGGAGGAGCCCATACAGTTTTACCTAAATTTGAGCTATATAATTGTACCCAAGGGAAATAAGTTGCTGCATAGTTACTATTTGAAGCGGCTGCTTTTTGAGCGGCTCCAGTTACTGTAGCTCCAGTATATATACCGTTATCTACAATAGCAATAGAATCACCTCTGCTTTCTACAGTTGAAATCATATCATCAGAAGCTGCTGTATCTAAACCAGCTCCTGGTGCTAACAGCATGTTGAATTGATATTCATCACTATTAGTTAATAATTGGAAAGCTTCAACATAATCAGCTGTTCCAAATCCTTGAATATTAGTTATAGTAATGTTTTCATTCATTAATTTAGCTTGATTTGTATCAGCTAAACCACCAGCGAATGATCCACTACCTAACTGAGGTAAGCTACCGCTATATTGTGTATTTTTATAATTACCATTATTATCAATAGAGTCTACGTTTGGAGCAGTAACAGAAGCAACACGAATGTATTGAGATTGATTCGGATAAGATCCAGCAAATTCTACTTGATTTGAAGTAGCATTATATGTTGGTTTCAAATCACCAATAACACGAGAGATATAATTTGGAAGTTGTGGATCTAAACTTACATTAGCCCATGTTTCTATTATATTCTTTTGAGCAGTATTATCATCACCACGACGAACTACAATAGTAAATGTACCACCGTTACTACCAGTTTGTACATTAGTTACTTCCCAACGAACATTATAAGCAGAACCACTTTCTAATGCCCCACTTACTTCAGTTGAAGTACTATTCATCTGATCACCCCAAGTTAATGTTTCAAGTTGGAATGAAGTTGAACTATCTATTGCTGTGACATTAGATGTAGCGTATGTATTATAATTTGATCCGCTAACTATTCTAGTTACTAATAATGTTTGACCACCATTGCTAAAATATTCTCTAGCAGCCATTGATGTAAAATATTCATAATAGTAGCTACCACTTTTAAATACATCACCAAATATCGATAGATATTGGTTGTAAGTAGTAACATAAGTTGGGACCATTGGACGACCACCTACTGTAGGGCCTACAATAGCGGCACCAATAACCTGAGGACCTTGAGTATATAAACTCTGGTCTGATTCAATCTGGAATACACCAGGGGAGAGAATAACTTCTGCCATTTTTATTAATTTGTTTAAATTTATTGTTTGATATTATCTAGCAATAAATATCTACAAATGGGTGTAAACCGCAGAAATTATATAAATTAGAATGGAGTTATTTCACCGGTTTGCGGGTCGATATTACCGGTTCCGTATTTTTCTTGAAGTGTTGTAACTAATTCACGTTCTTTATCACCTAATGTTTTAATATCACTAAGCACACCATCTTTTTCTTTTTCCAATAGTGCTTTTTGTGCTAAAAGACCTTGTAATTGTGCTTCAATACTACCTAAATCAAATACGAATTGGTTGTATTGTTTTTGTAATTCTTGAATTGTTTGTAATTCTTCTGATGTTAATTGTTTTGTTTCTGACATAGTCTTTATTTTTCCCAGCGCTTATCAGGGCAGCTGTTTATTGGTGAAAATATTTTTTTATTTAAGGGACAACCACATAATCCACAAGTATGGGTATCAAATTGTTTTGTATACTTTCTATGTGGGCATTTATTGCAAATAGATATTCTGCTATCAGCCAATGCTTGTTGTTCTGATGTAGGATTAGCTGCTGCTAACCATGCTTTAGCTATTTCTACAAATTTAAGCATTATTTTTTCTTTAGTGCTTCTTTCTTTTTAGGAGTAGTCTTTTTTTTAGGCTTAGCTGACATTTTAGGAGCATTTGTTACTACTGGTTCTACTTCAGCAGGTGTAATTTCTGTTTCCCCTGATGTTTCAAATTTTGGTGGATTTGGTGTTCCTAAATCTATTTCTCCTCCTTGAGTTGGTTGTTCCTCAGGAATATAAACTATAGGAGGAGTTGTAGGAATAGTGTGGGAGGAAGATTTTGTTTTTTTAGATACATAAACTGCTATACCAATAACAGCTGCTACTACTAGAATGAAAAATAACATAATTTAATTTATTTGTTTGATATAAATATATACAAAAGATAGAGACCAACCAAATTTATTTTTAAGGTCTGCTATAATTTGTGTCTTTTATAAATAAAGGAGAATATGTTATTACAAAATCATCTATAATAGAATCATCAGAACCCCAAGCTTGTAGTACATCATTTGGGATTTCCATAGTGAAGTGGTAATTAGAATCTACAGTACCCCCATCTGGTTTTACAAATATTAATGAGCAATTAACTGTAGCTTCTGTAGCATTTCTCATAAGATTTGGAACATTCCAAACAATAGCATTTGTCTTTTTTTCTTGAAGTTCTCCAAAGTTGATTTCTTGTATTCTTAAGTAA